TTTGCGTTTTTGTTACTGTTTATGCGTCAAAATAAACTTATTTAAAATATAAAAGCAAGTTTTTTTAACGTTTTTTGTAAAAAAAAAATATGGGTAGGCACAAAATAATACAAGAAAGCACTCAGATCACGGTTTACATTGAGAAGGCAACCAACGAAAACCTTGAAAAAATATCTTTTAAGCAGCAACTTTCAAAAAATCACATAGTTCGTAAAGCGATTAGCGAGTATATTGCCAAAATCGGAGAAACTAATTAACTGATTCCGTACATTTGCAAATATGGCAGCGCCAATAGGGAATCAATTTTGGAGGTTCATAAAAGATGTAGGTCGAAAACCACACTACACCGACCCGCAAGAAATGTGGGCTAAAGCGATCGAATATTTTCAATTTTGCCAAGACAATCCAGAACAAGTAGAGGAACTACATCCAAAGACAGGCGTGCAAGTTGTAAAAAAGCATCAACCATTTTTAAAGTCAGATTGTGCGCTTTTCTTAGGTTTCTCAAGATGGGAAAGTTTAAAGGAATATTCCCAAAAAAAAGGGTTTTTCGAAATCGTTACGCGTATAGAACAAGTAATTTACGGCCAGAAGCTACGAGGTGCCGCTATGGGCATTTACAACTCAAACATAATAGCGCGTGATTTGGGCCTGCGCGATGTTTCGGACGTGAACGTGAATGACGCGCGTAAAGACGTTGCGGCATTGTTCCCCGAAGATTTGGAAGAAAAAAAGAACTAGGGTATTTGGCCCGGCTCGTTAATCCTAATCTTCGTTTTCTTTGCCAAGAGTACAACCGCGGCCAGCGGGGGGTCATTTTAGAAGGAAGTTCAAGGTCGGGAAAGACGTGGAGCGCTATTGACTTCATTGTTTGGCTTGCCTCGAAAAAAGAAACAAATGCCACGGTCAACATCATCAAAGAAACGTACAAGTCGTTCAAGACAACGTTATACGATGACTTCAACCGGCGCCTGCCTATGTACGGCATAACATCGCCATTCCGCGACCGGCAAGAGGTGGCCACCTTCAAGCTATTCGGCAACAAGATTAACCTACTAGGTGCCGACTCTGAAAGCGTGGCACACGGGGTGAGCTGCGATTACTTCTACATTAACGAGGCGCTGGACGTATCCAAAGGTATATTCGACCAAGCAGAAATGCGCTGCCGAAAATTTTGGCTTCTGGACTACAACCCAAAATTTACGGACCATTGGATATTCGATAACGTGCAACCGCGCGCGGACGTGTCGTTTCTCAAAACGACTTTTCGAGATAACCCTTTCGTATCGCAGGCCGAACGAACCAAGATTGAAAGTTACGAACCGAACGAAAAAAACATCCAGCAAGGGACTGCTGATGAGTATATGTGGAACGTGTACGGGCTAGGCTTACGTTCCGCGCCGGAAGGTTTGATATTCCAGCACGTTACTTATATCGACAAATTCCCAACTGACGTTGACCCTGTGTATTACGGTATCGATTTTGGATTTACGCAATCACCCACAGCAATAGTTAAAGTGGCAACAAAAGGGGCTAACCTATTTGCTGAATGCTTGCACTACGGTTCTACTCCCTCTGGTTCAAATGAGATCGTGCCACTACTCAAAAACCTGGTGGGCAAAAAACCAGTTTGGGCCGATTCTGCGGAGCCTGGCATTATCTCAGATTGCAGTCAGGCTGGATTAAAAGTGTTTGCCGCTGCGAAGTATCCTGGTTCGATAAAACACGGATTAACCACCTTAAAAAAATACAAATTGCATTTTGTGGATCACCCAGCTATCCGCAAGGAACAATCAAACTACAAGTACAGAGAGATTCACGGCATCAAACTAGATGATCCGATTGATGACTTTAATCACTTTTTTGACGCGTTACGGTACGCAGTTATTAGTAACTTAAAGTAAATAAAAAAAGCCCGATTTGCAAGTAATATCATTTTTGGTAGATATTTGCAAAAAAGAATTGACAGTAAAAGACTTTTTGCCGCCAATTATTACTAACCTTTTTTCGGTTCGTAAAGAGGGTGGCGAGTACTTCTACAAAATACAAAAAGCAAAATCAACTTTTGAAAAAATTGATTTGCTGGAGGCTTATCAAATACCCGAAGTAAATTCAACAATCAACTTAAAGGCGCGTTCGTTCTCAAACTTCAACCTCAAAGAGGTAGATAAAGACGGAAAGGAAAAACAAACGAAAGAAGGTCAGGCGCTAATCAAACTACTTCAATATCCAAATTGGTTTCAAGGCGGAAAAGAGTTTGTTATCCAGACAAAAACGTTGCGCGAAATATTCGGCAACGAATACCTATACAAACTCATGCCGTTGGGCCTGAACCTATCTACCTCGCTCAAAGGATTGTTCACTATTCCGGCTAATATTGTAACGAGCAAGTACAAAAGCGAGATGCCTTATTACCTGTACGACACGGCACCGGAAACAACTTACAAAGTAAAGATTGATGAAATCAAAGAGCAAGACATCGCGGGCAATTTAATTATTCACTTCAACGATAATCGCGTTGAAATCAAACACGCCACGGACAAAAATATGCTCAGGGGCCAAAGTAAGTTAGGATTGCTGGCCCCGTCCATCAATAACCTCCGCATGGCATACGAATCGCGTGGCGTAATCTTACAATTCCGTGGGGCGAACGGTGCGTGGGTGAATAAGTCAAAGGACGCTGTGGGCCAGAGCTTGCCATTAAAAAACAAAGACAAAAACAGGTTGCAACAAGAGTTCAAAGGTTACGGCACTATGTTAGGCCAGAACCAAACAATCGTAACGGATGCCGATGTTTCTTGGGTGCAGGCGGGTACGAACAACCCAAAGAACCTTGGTCTTTTTGAAGAAACGCGCGAAGATCACTTCAAGATATTAGACACTTTCGGAGTGCCTTTGGATTTGTTCGCCGGAATTGCCGGTTCAACGTTTGAAAACCAAAATCAGGCTGAAAAAGGATTATACCTTCGCACGATCATACCAGAAGCACAAGAATGGATTGGCGGTATCTCTTATGACATACTTGGTAAAGATCGTCCGACATCAATCATTGCCGACTACATGCACTTACCTCTTTTTCAGGAGGACATAAAAAAAAAGGGGGATTCTTTTCAAAGCATGGTTAACGCTTTGTCAAAGGCACTTGCAGATCAAGTTATAAATGTAGCTGAGTATCGCAATCAAATTTTGGGGCTTTTAAAAACATAAAACATGGGACGCAAAAAGAAAAACCAACTAGCAAAAAAAGAAATCGAAAACGTGGCCGTAATAGAAAACGAAGACGGCACGTTTGAGGCATTGCCGAACAAGTACAAACAGCGATTGATTAACGCTCAAAAGAAACGCGATGAAAGAAAAGCAAGACGCGCTGCCAAAGCCTAGCCCGGCAGAAATCGAAAAGCTAAAGGCAATCAAAAAAAAGTTGGTTGACAAACAAACCATTGTAAAAAAATGAAAATCAGTAAGTCATTATACGACTCTTTGATTCAGGAAAAAGAGTTCCGTTTGTCAACACAAAAAATGAAGCTGGCCGATGCAATCGCATGTTTGCCAAACAATATCGAACAAAACGCAACCAATAAGGCGCGTTACCTGTACGAAAATGACGATGCCAAAGGCATACTGAAACGCGCCATCGTTGCGAACACATACAATTGGATGGACTCACATGATGACGTTCATATCAATGGCGTATTTGCAAAATCAATTCAGGAACGCGGTAAGCGCATCCCCCACCTCCACGACCATAAGTTTGAAATTGGAGCAAAAGTTGGACGCCCGATTTCATTTCAGGAAATGCCTTTCAAGTGGCGAGCATTGGGTCACGCCAAAAACGGTGACACAATGGTATTGCTTATGGAATCGCAAATAGAAAAGCGATTGAATGAGCGCGTCTATGAGGAGTATAAAGAAGACAACGTAGACCAACACTCTGTCGCTATGGTGTACGTGAAAGTGGACATCGGGATCAACGATGAAAACTACAAACAAGAATTTGCAACCTGGAGCGAAGTCTATCCGCTTCTGGGCAATAAAGAAGTAGCCGACATGAAAGGATACTTTTTCGCAGTACGCGAGGCCAAGCTAATCGAAGTGTCAGCCGTACTGCTAGGGTCAAACGAACTCACGCCAACTTTGAATAACAAGTTCCAGCCGGATATTACCACTGGAAAAAAAGAGCCGAAGAAAATCACTCTGCCGATCAGCGAGTTGGTAAGTGTATATTCAAAATCATTTAACCAGTAAAAAATTATGGAAATCGAATTGAAAGAAATCCAAGAACTCATCGAAAAGGTGGGTAAGGAAAACGGGGCGCAGATTGAAAAGTCCGTGAAAGAACACGTGACTAAGGCGACCACGGGAATGGTAACTTCCGAAACGCTTACCGAGACGCTTCAAAAAGCAGGCATCAAATCGGACACGATTGAAAAGCTTGTGGCAGCCGTTGAAAAGCAAGGCATCGAACTAAACAAACTTCTGACCGGCAAGGCTGGAAACGAAGGCAAGTCGATCGAAGAAATGCTAAAAGAAAAAACATCTGAATTGAAAGTGTTGGCAAGTGGCGACAAAAACCACATTGTTAAGTTCAGCGTGCCGATTCAAAAAGCACCCGTGCTTCGTGCGAGCGTGGCATTAAATACCGATGCTATGCGGTTGGAAGACATTGGCCAAGTAGCGTATCGTGGCTTGACGCTTTCGTCTTTGTTCCGTCAGCGTCCGGTATCTGCTGGAAGCAAGGGCATCGTTCGCTACGTAGACCAACTTGCCCCGACTCGCGCAGCTGCCGCCGTGGCGGAAAACAACGCATTCCCGGAATCTACCTTCCAGTGGCAGGAATTTACTTTGAACTTGCAAAAAATTGGCGATCAAATCCCCGTTTCGCACGAGGCGTTTAACGACTTCGAATACATTGCCGGTGAAATCCAGCAGCTACTTGCAGTGAACGTGCGCCTGCGCGAAGATCAAGATTTGTGGAACGGGAACGGTGTAGCCCCGAACATTCGCGGCATATACGATTACGCACCGACTTACACAGCTCCAGACCTGACTATGGATGACCCTAACGTTTACGATTTGATCGTGAAGGTTCAGGAAGCCATCAACGCGGGCCGTGAATCAAAGTTCCGCGCCAATACCGCCCTGCTGTCGTATGTTGACTTCAATAACATGATAACCAACAAGGCAGTTGACGGCCACTACGTTGTACCGCAATGGGCGCAACTGTTACCCGATGGCACTGCTAACGTGAACGGTATTCGCGTAATCCCTCACGCTTTACCAACTGCTAATACGATGTTGGTAGGTGACTTCAATTGGGCAAGCCAGTTCAACATTGGCGAAATCGAAATTGAAATGGGTTACATTGGAAACCAGTTCATCAACGATATGATGACTATTAAGGCTCGCAAACGCACTGCCTTACTTGTTCGTAACGTTGACCTGAACGCGTTTGCAAAGGTGACTGACATTGGTGCTGCTTTGACTTTGTTGGATTAATTTGAAACACGAAAATGAAAACTAAATTCAATTTCGCGGGCTTGGTAGCCTTGTTCGCGTTCACAGCATCAGCTCAAACGTTGCCTTTCTTTCAACCACTTGGAAACAATATCCTGATTGACACGGTAACCAATACCGGAACTGCTTTTGTAACGACCCGCAGGGCCGTGCAAGAGCGTGCCGCTTACACGGTTATTCAGGTAAATGTCACCAAGATTAGCGGAACGGTTGGGGGCACTATTTCGGTTTTGGGTTCCGTGGATGGTGTCAATTTTGTTGCACTTCGCACGATTGAAACTCAAACAGCAGTGGCTACCGTAACCGCTGCCGATGCAACTGCATCATACCACTGGCGTATCACGGGCTGTCCGTTTCCGTTCTATCGCGTAAGCTACACTGGAACCGGCACCATGAGCGCGTCATTCAGTGCGCAGGCGTTTTTGTCTAAAACACCTTAACGCTTTTTAACCATGGTATTAAGCCCGACCGATTTTACAGTAGTTCCTTACAACATTGTCCAATCACCAGACAATGCCAACACCCTAGCGGCCTTTATTGACGCAAAGGAAAAGGAAGTGATAAAAGAGTTAGTCGGGCTTACGTTCTTTAAAAGTATTGAATCTGGATTTGCTTCTTTGCCTCCTGAATGGAGCGCGGCAAATTCAGCAATTTACGATTTTGGTTTTGATGTTGTGTTTGGAAAGGATATTTACCGTTCAACGATTGATAATAATGCAGACACACCAGGCACGGGCATAACTTGGACTTTGCAGCCTGTAAATAAATGGCTTCGCCTAAAGAAAGGCGACACCTACACATACGCAGGCCGCGAACAAACGTGGCAAGGATTCCCGGAAGCGCTTAAACCTTACATCCATTCCGAGTGGCTGCGCGATTCGTTTAGTCCTACCGCTGCTTTGGGTTCCGTTGTACCTCAAGTCGAAAACTCGCTTGTGATTAACCCTGGACACGTGATCGCTAGGCACTATAACAAGTACGCGGAAATTGTTCGCGGAACGTTTGAACTGTACGTTGATGCGTACATCGCGGATCTAGCCTATTCCTATTGGTCAAACTGGTATCACGAAGATTCGCTGTACGGATATTTGTATGCCAACGCGGCCGACTTTGACGCGGAGGTTAATACGCAGGATTTTCGAACCTACCTTAATGACAAGTTTTGCGCTCCTGGTTACCTTAACGTGATGAACTTATGATTCCAGTAATCGAGCGCGAGATGGAGGCTGTGGTAGCGAGAATGGTAACGCTGAAAACTACGTTTCCGGCTTTGTCGGCATTAATTCCTAACGATGCGCCTTACTTTATGTACGGCCATATCGCAGAAATCAATAACCGCCTAATTGTGAAAGGTCGTGATACCGTCAACCACGCAAAAAAGTTTCCGCTTATCGTTTTGCGATTGGATAACGCTACTGAAATTGATGGGGACATGCACCGCTGTACGCTTAACATGGCGATTATCAACCACACGAAGCAAGAGTTGAACGCAGCGCAGCGATTATCGGACGTATTTGAGCCGATTCTGTTTCCGCTTTATGAGTTGTTTTTTGAAGCGCTAAAACAAAACGGTTTCACTTGGAACGGTGATCGGACATATCCACCACACACAAAAACAGATCGATACTTTTGGGGAACGCAATCGGGAGCGATAAACATCAAAAATGTTTTTTCTGACCCGGTAGATGCTATTGAGATAAGTAATTTAAAAATTAACAAACGAATTAAAACCTGTTAAAAATATGGCAGAAATCATTTGTGCAGCGGATCCGAAAAAGAACCTCGGATTAGTACGCTGCAATAAGTTGCCGCAGCAGTTCGTTCGGATGATTACCACTCCGGCAGGATTCCGATTGACTAATGCGCAAGTAGCCGCCCCAGCGCTGGCAAAAACCGCTTTTCAAAACGCCCTTAAAACAGGCATTGCAAACCGCATTTATTTGTGGCCGGATTTCGCAAACTTGGAAGTAGTAAGCGAGGAGGCTGTTTACGAAGAAACACCACTGACCGACATCCGCGTTCGCCAAGGGAAGTATCGTTTTCGTGCGCACATTACCAAAAACCTGTGCCTCCACAAAGCGATGTTCACGCATTCGGGAAGCGATCAGCGCGTGTTCTTTTTGGATACGGAGGATAACCTTTTTGGAACCGAGTTCAGCGATGGCACAATGGGCGGATTCCTTGTATCGCTTTTGAACGTTGAGAAATTAATGTTTTCCGACGGTTCGGTATCTACTAAGTCACCAGTGTACGTGGTTTTGAAAAACCCGCGCGAAATCGATGAACGCGGTTTGTTGATTCCTGGCGAGATCGTCTCCGAACTTGTGCCGCTTACCGATGTAGATATTGAAGTGCTCGCAAGCCCTGCACCTACCACCACTTCGTTTGATGTGTCGGTAAAAACGTCGTGCGACGGCACTCCAGTGTCTGGCCTTGTGTTGGCGGACTTTGAGATTCTAAACGTATCTGGTGCAACGCAAGAAACCAACACGACCGTAACGGAAAGCCCTGCCGGTTCTGGTATTTACCGATGCGTTAAAACGTTAGGATCATTTGTAGATGGCAGCGTGACGCTCGTTGCCCCGTCTGCTTTGAGCATTGACGCATACGAAGTTACTGCACCGGCTACGTTGAACGTTCCGTAATCCTATGGCGCTGGAGAAATTTTTGTCGGCTGCCCGCAATCTTGCTTTGCTGGATTTAGTGGCCGTTTCTCTCAGCGCCATTCGTGATAACGAACAGCGGTTAATTGATGTGAACCAAAGCCAACTCCAGCAAAGCATAGACAGCGATGGGGATTGGTTAGGCGAGTATCGAAGTATTGCATACGCTAATTTGAAAGGTCGCCCCGATGTTGACTTAAAACTGACTGGCGACTTTTACCGCGGCATGTTTGTGGATGCAAATCAGTACCCGGTTGTTTTTAGTTCGCGTGATGAAAAAACGGAAATGTTAAAGGCTAAATATGGCGATGAAATTTTTGGAACGACTAAAGAAAATCAGAACAAAATCAACCTCGAAGCCATCAAGCCAGCCATCCAGTCGGCCATTACCGAAGCTTTACGCGTATAAGAACATCACGCTTCGGTTGTTTTTGGAGATTGCGGAAAATAGAGAACTTACTTTGTTGATAATTGAAGGATCGGCAACGCATGAAGAATTGGTAATTGCATGGGAAAAAATCATTGCGCAAAACAGTTCAGCGAATAACTCGCTGGAATACGCCAGCTATGTGAATCACCTCCGGCAATTGGCTAAGATGTTGAACGAATTTACCATGCTGAAATCATCGGTGTTTGTGTTGGCATTAAACGCGGATAAAGACGTGATTGAATTTCTGAAAAAGAAAGGCCACAACGTTGACACGTCTAGCGAACAGGCATACGATAAAAGCTTGGAACGATTGGTAAAAAAACATGATTCTTTGGCCACACAAATCATTATGAAGCAAAATCAAATTCAGGCTTTAAGCGAAAAAGAAGCTACCGAGCAAGTCGGATTTGATCAGATCATGGCAAACCTATCCGCTCAAATTGGATTTACCGTGCCAGAGGATGTTACTTTGGCACGTTACAACGAGTACAAAAAGATCATAAAGCAGAAAGCGAAAAAGAATGGCATTAGAACGTAACGACATATTAACCGAGGGCGCGATAAGTGCCCCCCTGCAATTGTCGGAAAATATGCTGGTGGCATATCAAAGCGCCATGAAGCTTTTTGAGGCCACCACTAAGTTTAATTCAGCAGCCACAGGCGAAGGGCCGTCTAAACACAAAAAGCAAGTTGAGGAATTGACTGTAGCGCAGCAAGAGTTGGCTAAGATTCAAGAGCAAATCATTAAAGCACAAGCGCGAAACACAGAGGCCTACAGAGCCGAGGAAGCCGCCTTGAAGAAAGTAAAAGAGGAATTGAAGCAAAAAAGTGCGGTGGGTGACAAAGATGTGCGTACAATTAAAGCGCAAACAGCGAGTATTAACGAATTGGAGATGGCATTGAAAGCAAACCGCAACGCGTACAAAGCACTCCGATCAGAAGAAGAACGTAACAGCGAGAGCGGTAAGGAATTGCTGCGCGTAATTGCAGAACAAGACGCGGCATACAAAACACTAAAGGCCAGCATGGGCCAGCACCAAGACCAAGTAGGTAACTATGCCGGAGCGACAAAAGAACTCAAACTTGAACTCAAAGCAGCGCGTGATGAAATGGCAGGAATTGCGGCAAGGCTCGGCACGACGTCGCCTGAATTTTTGGAGGCCGCAAAAAAAGCAGGTGCGCTTAAAGATCAGTTAAACGACATCAATGACGCGGTAAAAAATACCGAAGCATCTGGTATTGAAAACGTGTCCAACTCTTTTGGAATGCTTACCGGGCAATTGCGCTCGGGTGATTTTGGCGGCGCCGCACAGTCTGCAAGGCAAATGGCCGAAAGCTTACGCGGCATGAGCAGCGCGGAAATTATTGGCGGCCTGAAAAGTATTGGCGGCTCTTTTTTGGATATTGGCAAAGCGTTAATCGCTAACCCGATATTCCTTGTAGCCGGTGCGTTGACTGCTGCCTATATGGCTTACAGTTATTTTGCCGATAACATTTCCGACTTGAATACCCGTATAAAGGAATCGCATGAGGACGCATCCGAAGCGGCTCTTAAGAGAATCGACCATGAGATTGCATTACTAAAAGTTGCTGGCGCCGATACATTTCAAAAGGAAAAGGAAAAGCAACTTGCCATCATTAAAAAAATTGATGAACAACTAATCGGAGGCCGAAAAGAATTTGAAACAGATTGGGCAAATAGCTTGCTGACTGCCAGGCACCAATTAAAGGTTAAAACGGTTGATATTGACGGAGAAGAAAAGCGGCAACTGTTAAAGCAAAAGCGTGACGCTGAAATGGAAATCGAAATCATAAACGCGCAAACCGCAAAAGCATACCAAGACCGCAAAGCGAAAGAACTGCAAACAACGCAAGAAACGGAAGCCAAAAAAACGGAGGCGATAAAGGCCGAGCTTCAAAAAAGAATTGAAGCTGAAATTGAAGCGGATATTCAAAAGGCTGCTTTGGATTTAGAGAAGCAAAACAAGTTTTACAAATGGGCCGAAGATTGGATAGCCGCAAACAAAAACGCAAACTTTCAAATTAGTGAAGATGAACGGCTAAATCAGGAAGAACGCGCAAAGGCAAACGCTGAGTATGCCGAATATCAAAGGCAACAATTAGAAGCGCAAAAAGCTACGTTGGCAGGCTTTGTAAATGAATCACAAACGCAAATTAACTCGCTGGCTGGAATAATTGTAGAAGCCGCTACCTCAAATCAGTTAGACCTCCAGCAAATTGCAAAGCGTGGTTTTATCTTTTTCCTCGACATGATTGAGCGGCAAATGTTAGCCGTGCAAGCGCAAGCCATCGCGGAAGCCACTGCAAAATCATTACTTACCCCTGATTCGATTGCAACGTTCGGAGCTTCTGGTGGCGTTCGTGCTTTGATATTAAGCGCAATAATAAAAGCAGCTTTTGCGGTGGCCCGCGCTAAAATCATGTCTTTTGAAAAAGGTACATCATTTGCCCCCGGTGGCCCTGCTATCGTGGGTGAAGCTGGCCCCGAGTTAATCAAATCGCCTGGTGGTCGCTTTTCGCTTTCACCAGGCAAGGCCACTCTTACCTATCTTGAACGCGGTTCAAAGGTATTTACAGCGGATGAAACGTTGGCAATGCTGGCAACAAAAGGCATGGCCACGGAGGTAGGCAATAACACAGACTTGATAGCGTTAGGCCGTGCGTTTCAGTACGCCACGGAAAAGTCAGCGGAAAAAATTATCCGTGGGTACATGAAGGCAAGGCCGGGCGACCTCGTTAAAAATGGTTCGTTGCTTTACGAACACAAAGAAGACGAATCGCGTAACCGGAAGTTAATACGCAAAAGTGTAATGAGCAGATAATGCCAGATCTGCGCGTAACATATTACCACGAATCGCTACCTGTTGAAGGTGTAATAGTGAAGAACCCGGCTGGCTGGCGAAACATAGTTTTATCGCTGGAGCGCGATCAGGAGTTCCACACGTTAGTTGAGTACTTTAAAGGGAACTTCATGTGGTACGGTAACAGCCGCGAGATCGTAAACGAAATCGAGTCTGTCTATGGATTAAATACCGACATCCGGGTAAAGTTTGAAGTTTCTTTCAAAATCAATGTTTGGGAAACGCTTTTTGAAGGCTTGCTAAAATTAGACCAGGCCGAGCGGCAATATTACGGGCCAAACGAAAACAAGATTTTGATTCCGATTGTGCGCGATGACTTTTGGAGCAAGTTTATCAACCGCTTTGATAGTCAGGTAGATTTGCAGTCGGATACGGATTTAGATGGAGGTACGCGGGTAGTAATTCCGA